TTCATTTCTTAGTATCAGGAGAGACATATACTCATAGAGGAGTACGCAATAAAGAACCATTCTACGAGATACTAAATCCCATCGACGTAGACTATGATAAAGATCCAGATCTTGAATTTGTAGAAGACGGAGATTGGGCCCTAGTTCGTAAATATGTACATGCTTCTACTGTTATTGATCACTACCATGAGTTCTTGTCTGATGACCAGGTTCTAGAAATTGAAGAACCTAGACAGCAGGATATTGAATCCTACCTTTTATTTAGAGCATCTTCTACAGCTGATCCAAATGTACACAGGAATAGACTTGTTGAAGTTGCTTCTGTTTATTGGAAGTCTAGAAAAAGAATAGGATTCTTAAACTATATTGATCCTGAAACTGAGCAGATTGAGGAGATGGAAGTAGATGATGGATTTAGAATGCCTGCGGAGATGAAAGAGGCGGGCGCTACTCTTAAATGGATTTGGGTAAATGAAGTGTGGGAAGGTACACGTATTGATGGTAGATTCTATATCAATATTAATCCTATTCCTAACCAGAGAATATCGCTGGATAATCCATCTAAGTGTAAACTCCCAATTAACGGTAGAAAGTATTCAGATATAAACTCTAAGAATATTTCGCTAGTATCAATGGGTATTGCTTACCAGTTGAACTACAACATTTACAAGTACCGTTTAGAGCTAGCGATTGCTAGAAGTAAAGATATTATTGCCCAGTTTGACATTAACATGATTCCTAAGAAGTGGGACATGGATAAGTTCATGTACTATGTAGAAGGTACAGGTATTGCTTGGGTAGATTATAATAAAGAAGGAATACAGCTTTCCCCCCAACATCAGTCTGTATTAGATATGTCAATCAAGACTATTCAGCAGTACATTGTGTTGCTTGAATCGATTCTTGGAGAATGGGAAAAGTTATCTGGTGTAAGCCGTCAACGACAAGGCGAGATTGGGGCGTACGAAGGTAAGGCTTCATCGCAACAAGCTATTCTACAGTCTTCTCATATTACTGAGGACATGTTCCGCAAGTTTGCTCGAATGGAGCAAAGAGATTTTCAAGCTCTGTTAGATTATTCTAAGGAAGCTTGGTTAACAGGTAAGAAGGGACAATATGTAATGCCTGATGGTACAGTAGATTTCTTAGATTTAGATTCGTTTGATCATATGGAATCTAATTATGGCATATTCTTATCCGATGCTGGTAAAGATCAGTTGAAGTTAGATCAAATCAAAGGTTTGACTCAGGCTATGGTACAAAACGGCACTAAAGCTTCTACAGTAGTTGATATGCTTGATGCAGAAAGTTTCCCACAGATTAAGGCTAAACTGAAAGCGGCAGAAAAAGCTCAAGCAGAATTAGAGGCTGCTCAGCAGAAAGCTGCGCAAGAAGCTCAGCAACAAGCTATGCAGATGGAGCAAATGAAGACTCAGCAAGAAGCTCTAGATAAAGATAAGGACAGACAGAAAGATATTGAGGTAGCATTAATCAATGCCGAAGCTAGAAAGAATCCTGAAGCAGACAGTTTCAATATGCAGAAGATGATACGTGATTTTGAGACTAAGCAGCGTGAACTAGATATTAGGGAGCAGGAGATTGACAGAAAAATGCAGAGCGATGATGCTAAGGTCGATGTTGATAGAGATCGTAATATGATTCAGAGAGAGGCAAACGAGCAGAAGGATGCTGGACAATAGCCAGCGTAGAGAAATATTAGATGCTGCAAAAGCTGTAGACTACCAAGGTAGTATTATGGATCTTTTTGCTCAAGGAGCTTCGGGTATGAATGTGCCTGCAATGCTACATGCTCAACAGGAGCAGCAGCAACAACAGCAGCAGATGATGACTGCTAATACTCCTCAAGAACAAGAGGTAGGACTAAGAGAGCAACATGCTATGGGTAATACTCAAGCTTCTATGGCTTTCCCTGATGTTCCTCCAAACGCATCATTCAATACAGAAGGGATGCAAGTTCCTATGAATATTAGTAAGTTTGATCAGCAAGGGCATTTAGTACAATCATTTGAGAATGTGCCTCCCGGAGTACAAGATTTACCAACAGGACCTGCACGAGGAACAGTTGTAGAAACTCCTGCCTATCAACGGGGAGGATTTGATAGAGTTAAAAATCTAATAAAAAGAGGACAAACAGAGGATATTGAGCTGCAAATAGACCCGTATGACTTATCAAGTGCGACAGATACTACTTTTGTAGGCACGTCTCAGATGCGTGAAAATGCAAAGAAGATTGCACGAGCAAATGCAGAGGCGTATAGATCTATACAAGAGGGGGAGAATGTTGAAGAGCTTATTTCATCTCAACCAGGAAAGTTAACACAACTTCCTGATGGCACATTTCAGTACTATTATACTATTGAGAAGAATGAGGCAGATAAGACTAAAAGTAAAAGATCTGGGGGGTATAAAAAGAAATATCAAACAGCGGGGGAAAAGATAACGCGAGCTGAACAATTAGAGTTAAATAGAATAGCGCAAGAGGAGCGGGCTGCCAAGAATCGGGCAGAAAGAGATGCTAAGAAAGCGGTAATTACAGAAGCACAGACTAAGAAGGTCGAGGAGAATTTAGCTGAAAGAGAAGCAAACCAGAAGGCGAGTAGAGATTGGTGGGGAAATATTTATACAAATGTTAAGGATAATCCTCTCTCATCTGCACAGATTGCTCTTACAGGAGCTGAGATGAGTGATATTCCGGTTGTTTCTCAAGTAGCAGGAGTACTAAATACGGGAATTAGTGGAACCCGTGGCCTATACAATACAGCTATAGGAGACTCAGACGCAGCTAAGATGCATTATACAGATGCTGGTTTAGGAGTTGCAGGTCTAGGCGCATCATTTATTCCTGGTTTAGGTACAACGCTTGATGCTACTAAAATGGGCAGACTTGTGACTAGGATGGGTACTAGTGCCCCTAAAGTTATAAGAGGTTCAGCGCATTTGGCTGAAAATGTTGGACACTATCGACATTATAGTCATATACCAGACTATGCAAAAGATCCTGGTACAGGGGGGCATAAATCGGGAGGACTTAGGAAGCAGAGTTATAAGGCGGGCGGATATAGAAAAAAATACCCTTGTAAGTGATATATAATAAAGACACAGCTAAAAAACCATACACATACGTAAGTATGCGTAATTTTAATTATTTTTGTAAAACTAATATTTATAGACTTTAGATTATGGATAAACCAGAAGAAGAAAAAATCGCCTTTGATGATATATCGTTTGACGATATGTTGGATGGTGGCGTAGAAACTGAGGCCCCGGTAGAGGTGCCTGAAGTTGAAGAAAAACCAAAAGACGAAGCTCCTGCTTCAGACGAACTTGATAATGATGCTGCTGATAAAGTAGATGAAGAGGAAACGGTAGAGAAAGAGGAAGTTATGAAGGTCCTTGATAAAGAGGACGACGAAGAACAGGACGAAGACGTTACACAAGATACAGACGAGGAAAGTATTGTTGGACAAATCTTAACTAAACTTGGATATGATGTCGAGGAAGAGTATGATGACACTACTGACGGTCTACTTAAATTAACTCAAGATGTAGGAACTAAGATGGCAGAAGATCAACTTGATCAACTGTTTGCAAAGTTTCCACTTGTAAAGAATCATCTTGAGTACGTTCTTAATGGCGGACAATCGCAAGACTTTATGCAAGCTTATGATCCTCAATTGGATTATAATAAAATAGATATTGCTGAAGAAGATGTGAGAAGTCAAAAGGCTATCTTGTCAGATTACTTTACTAGTAAAGGACATGATGCTGACTTTATTAATGAGCTTCTTGAGGATTATGAAGATACAGGTAAATTGTATCAGAAGTCTCAGGCGGCTAAAAATTCTTTAGCTCAAGTCCAAGGACAGCAGAGGCAGCAATTAATTGCTCAACAAAAGCAGCAAAGAGAGCAGTCTCAACAAGAACAACAACAATTTTGGAACGGGGTGTATGAAACCATCGAAAGCTCGTCAGAGTTTGCAGGCATAACTGTTCCAAAGAGAGAAAAGTCAAAGTTTTTTGATTATATCTCAAAGCCTGTTAATAAAGATGGAATGACACAACGAGATCTAGACCACGGTTCTGCGGATGTGGAGGTTAAGTTAGCAATGGATTACCTTATGTATAAGGGATTCAATTTGAAAAACATAATCAATACGAAAGCTAAAACTAAGGCTACGAAATCACTTAGAGAAAGAGTATCTAAAAATGAAGCATCTGTTAAGAGCGCTCGTAAAGCCTCTAGACGTGCTTCTGGAGCAGTCGATTTAGATAGTCTGGATCTAAATTTTTAATATAAATGGCAATTTTAAAATGCAACTAACTTTATAAAATTAGATAAAAATGGCAGTAAATGGAACAAATATATCTGTGCAGAAGACGTTTTACAACGACTCACAGATGACAGACATGAATAGTCTGGCAAATGCTATGTTGTCCAAGCCTACTGAATTATCTCCTATCATTACTCACCTAGCAGGTAAAGATGATAAGCGTTTTCCACTATCTTTCTTAACCGAGGGGGTGGGTAACACTAAATCTATTGACCGTCTAGAGTATGAGTATCGTGTGGCAACACACCGTTTGAGAACGAGACCAGTAGCGGCAGCAGGACCAACCGGAGCATCAATTGGAATCGGTGGAGCATCTTTTGAATTAGAATTCCCTGATAAACACTTCGTATTCCCATACGTACTTGTTTCTCAAGCAGGAACTCAGGCGCGTATTATGAAAGAGCCTCAGCAAGTAGCTGGTGGAAGTTCATGGAAATACACGCTTCAATTAGTAAATCCAGTAGCATCAGCAGTTGTTGCGGCAGCTGATTGTGTAGCAGGTGCGCTTTGGGCGCAAATGTATGCTCCTGTAGGAGTTGATTTCTCTCGTGGAAATGCTTCTAACTGGGAAACTCCAGGATTAGTAAGAAACAAACTAACTACAGTTCGTAAATCTTACCACATGTCTGGAAATGCAAAAGATTTCGTAGCAGAGTTCTCTCTTCCAACTAAAGGTGGTAAAACTACTAAGCTTTGGATGGACTACGAGGAGTACTTACACATGCTTGACTTTAAAGAAGAGTGTGAAATGTACTACTGGTACGGTGAGAAATCTTATGACTCGAATGGTCATACGTACATGAAGGACGAAAATGGTCAACCTGTTGTTATAGGACCAGGTCTTCTTCAACAAATTGTTGAAACAGATACTTACTCTACAATGACAGAAACAAAATTGAAGAATATCATCGGTGACCTATTCTACGGAATGACTGATGCTTCTAAAAAGCAAGTAACTCTTTATACAGGTACTGGCGGAGCTCGTGAATTTGATGAGGCTCTTAAAAATCACTTCTCAGGAACAGGTTCTTGGAAAGTTGGTGGAGAGAATCGTTTCATTAATGGCTCTGGTCGTTCACTTGGACTAACAGGTTACTTCACTTCGTACGAGCACGTGGACGGCCATGTGGTAAATGTGGTAAAATTACCATTATTTGACCATGGTGCAGTAGCTCAGGCTCGCGCGAAACACCCTGTTACAGGTTATTCACTTGAATCTTATAGAATGGTTTTTGTTGACCAGTCAAATTATGACGGTCAAAACAACCTTCAAATGATCTCTAAGAAAGGTCGTGAGTCTATGAGATGGTGTGTAGCTGGTTCAGTTGTACCTAGAGGATTCGATTCAGGATCAGCTAGAGCTTCTGACGTAGACGGGGCTAGCGTTCACATGTTAAAGACAGCTGGTATCGCGCTTAAGCGTTTTGATACTTCGCTTGATATTACTTGTGTCGCATCTTAATTACGGCGTTTAACGCAGTCTATATATTGGTTTTTAATCGGGGTTGTAAGGGGCCTTGTGCTCCTTACTTCCTTGATTATTTATATAGGGGAGTTATTCTTCCCACCCTATAACAATTAATTTTTAAAAAGAACTGAAATGAGTAAAAAAATCTATTTAAGGCGAAAGGACTTAGACAGTCACTTGCCTAAAGCAGTAAGAGCTGAAGCTACTATGAAGCTCAGTAGCGTATTTGTCAATAGACAACCTCTTAAAGGATTCGATCCTACAGAGGAAAAAAAATATTTGAATGGAATTTTAGATGTTTCGCCAGAACATGTTGACTGGCCTAAACACTCTAAGCGTTTTTGGGCAGATATGACAATTCCTGTAGGATTTACAGGAGTTGAACTAGAAGTTGGTGTAGATGATGAGGGAAATCCTCTGAGTATTATGGATTATATTAAATATAATTTTGCAATCAAACATCCACACGTAGCTTTGACAAAAGACGAAATGGATCGTGAGTTTAGTAAGCGTTTTTATATCCAAGATCTTTCAAGAGAAGATAAGGTTAAGAATAACATAATCAAACTTAAGAAAGATGCGGATAAAGAGTTTATCAAACTATCTTCTAAACTAAAAGATATGAAGAGAGTCTTACGTCTTATTTCTAATACTAATCCTGATCGAATGAGTGAAGAGCAGGTTGAGAATGCGCTTTATGAACTTAAGAATAGTAATCCTAAGAAATTCATACGCATTGCAACTGATAAGAATTTAGAACTAAAAGCAGAAATTGAAGAAATGGTTACTGCAAGCGTTCTAAGAAAAATCGGTAATCAAGTGATCTTTATTGATGAGGTTCTTGGAGATACAATGGATGACGCAGTTGTTCATTTGAAAGACAAGAAAAATTCAGGTAAATTAACTATTCTAAGAGCAAAACTAAAAGAGTTGTCATTAGTATAATATGAACGTAACTGAAATGCATATAGCTGTACAGCAAGGAGTGGATAAGATTAATTCACTCCAGGCTGACAGTTTATTATCTGAAGAGATAGATATTGAACTTAACAAAAATGTGTTTAGGTTTATTAATACCAAGTACGGTAGAAATAACTTATACAGAAAGGGATTCGAGGAATCTCAAAAACGAATTGATGATTTACGTACTCTAGTTAGAGAGTATGAAGCACCTGTTACTTTTAAGGAAACCTTAAAACCAGACAGCATCTATGTAGATACTTTTAGGCTTCCTAATGACTACATGTATTTGGTAAATCAATTTTCTAGAGTATGGATTAATAATTGCAAACCTATTGGTATCAATTACGAGCATGCTTCAGAATTATATTTTTTCACACTGGACTTTAATAATTTCGTGTGTAACAACACAGATGGAACATCTACAGCCTTTGTTTCTGAAATAATAATGAATGCAGATATAGATACTGGAACATCTGATCAAGCTAGTATTTGGTCGCCTTCAGAAAGTTTTGTAACCGAGGGATGGACAGCATCTTCATATCCAGCTAACATAGAAGCTTTGAAAGCAGAAATTTTAGCTAATCCGGGACCAGGATTTACTATATACTGGGAAGAGTTTGAAACGTTAAACTACCCTGGTCAATTTATAGTCATAGTAGATTACGAAATGTATCCCTGGTTTAATTGGGATTTATCTCTTGGAACGTTAACCTACGCAGAGGGTATCGGTTTTGGGGGAGCAACTAATGTATATCAATCTGCGAGTATAAGTGATTACACTTATTCTGAGAGACGCATTCCTACAGAATCTTCTGATAGAGTTACTGTAGGCAATAGATTCTCTCAACAAGACGACATATTTACGCTTTTGGAAGATCCGTTTAATACAACTAAGTATACTTCTCCGCTAACAACTATGCGCGGGAGGTCTATAGATGTATATACGAGTGATATATTTATAATAGACACCGTAAAAATAACGTATATCCGACAGCCTCAAGAAATTTCCTTATCTTTGGGGATTGACTGCGAATTGCCAGAGCACACTCATCAAGAGGTTGTTGCTATGACAGTGAGTAGTATTTTAGAAGCCATAAGTGATCCTAGATACAAATCTGCGATCATGGAGGTATCAAAGAATGAATAAAATTGTTTATTAATAGGGACTAATAAGTCCCAAAAAATTTAGAAAAATGGCAAGACATTTATTTATCGGTGATGATACTGCTGTATCTTACGCAAGTGGGGTATTAGCGGATAACGCCATCGATGTACAAAAACGATCTGCTTCTGGGTGGACATCTTTACAACCTGGTGATACGGTTGCAGATTCAGCTGAAATTAGAATCGTTCAAGGAAATGGAACAACAAATATTGTATCTCCATGGTTTTATGGAAAAGATGTACTAAATTGGAGTGGTAAAAGTTATGTAGCAGCAGTAGCTCATAGAGTTGATGGTACACTTACAAGTAATACAGCAGCAATAAGTAAGGTTACAACTAAAATTTATAGAACTGATGTAGATTCACATGATTCTTTTAGTTTTGAGACTAGCAATATTGCTTCAGGACAAACTCCAACGCAAGTACAAGTAATTGTATTAGCAGCTTGGGATGCAATTGCAGCAGCAGATAAACCAGATTGGTTGAATGATACGGCGGGAGTTTCTTCAGGAGATTTTCGAGTAACAGCTTCTAAAAGAGGTGATACTGTAAACAGTGGTGGTACATGGGCTGAAAATAATCCTATTATCAGAATGATTCAAACTCATAGTGTAGATACACAGCAAACTTTTGCAGATGCTGTTGGTGTGAACATGTTACCAGGATATGGTGACGGATTTGCATTAAAAGCTTATGAAGATAGTTTAATGGGTAATCAATATGGTTACTATAATAGAGTACACCTTCCTAATACTCCAGCTAGTACAATAGATACTGCAGAGACTTACGATATGTATAATATTGTAGCCTCTAAAGATGGTTCATCTAGCTCTCAAATTCATGGTGTAGATAATCTTATTGAGATTACTATTGCTTTTGATAATGACTCAGCAACAATAACTCAAGCTTTAGAAGGAGTACTTAATCCATATATGAACTCTGCGGGATTTAGTTCTGTTAACCTATAATATTAACTTTTTAAAAAATAGAAAAAATGGCAAACAATCCTTTAAATAACAAATATACTGCAGTCGCTACTTTTGATCTTGCAGATATGGGAACAATAGCAGAAGCCGTATCCGCAGGATGCGCAACTCCTGTGATAATTCCAGAAGGGGCAATGATTACTGGATGTACAGCTTTTGTACACACAGCTTTAGCAGGAGAAAATGCAGCACAGACTGTATCTTTCGGTCTTGGTACTGCAGGTGTTGCAACAGGAGCAGCAGGTTCTAACAAAGCAATCTTTTTTCCAGCAGTAGCTTTAAATAATACCTCTGACGGTATGGTAAATTTAGGAGCAAAACAATCTCCTACACTTGGTTACTTAGCGCTTTCAGGTGATGCAGTTACTGATGACGCATCTGCAATTTTGATGGCAGCTACGTATCACGTAACTACTGCTAACGAGGAAGTAATTTTAGTAACAGGTGCTACTCACGACTTAACAGCGGGTAGAGTATCTTTGTACATAGATTACGTACTTACAGGGAAATTAGCATAATCTCCTAACTTAATAAGACTAACAGGGGGCAATAGTCCCCCTGTCGGTCTTTTTTTCTTAAAACAATATAAATTATGGCACTTAGCATTAAGATGACCAATGATTGTAAACGAATCATTGTAAAAGTTACCAACTCTGAAGCCGGACCGGTGAATGAATTATCTATAGTTAATGGTTCTCACGAATGGAGTGAGAATTTTCCTGGAGGACAGGCTGTATGGACTAAGGTTGTACAGACTGCGAACATTGGAGCAGAGA